AATTCCTTTTCTAATCTAATACCTTTAGTACCATCTTTAACACCGATTGGTCTACCAGCACCAGGTCTTTTACCACCTCGCACTACACTCTACCCATTCTTACATTTCTAGCAGTAGCTAAATGTTGTGCAATTTTTTTGTTTAATTTTTTATCTTCTGCAGCTTTTTCTTTTTTAGCAGCATTTTTACCTATTTTGTAAGCACCTAATGCTCCTGCTGTCAAAGCTATACCTTTAAGTATCATAATAAATCCTATCTCAAAAGACCAGGCACTACTGCATCTCTAGCAGTTGGCGGCATAGGTCGTCTTGGTTGTTGTTGTACCATTTGTGGTGGTAATTGTTGTGGTGGTCTACCTGTCATACCTGTAGGAGGTGATCCCATAGGTCCTGGTACATTAGAAACCCCACCTGGTGGCATTGGCTGTACCATTTGTTGTTTTGCCATAACTATCTTACCTAGAGTAGACATTTCATTCGGTGATAATCCTGTGATCATATCCGCTATCTCTACTAAAGACATGTTCTTTTTAGCCATCTAATAGTCCTTTCTTAGTGTTATCTACTGCTAGTCTTATGCTAGGCTCGGGTTTAAATTCAACCTCTAGTTCTTCTGTTGCCTTAATATCATGCAGTTTTAATGGGGGTGATTCTTTCTTTTGCAGTAATTTCTTACGAAAAGTATCTATGAAAGTTAAATCATCCATTATGCTTTTTTATTTTTCTTTCTTGTAGCTTCATATCCAAGAGCAGTAGCTCCAGAAGCATATGTAGCTCTATATTTAGCAATATGTTTACCAGATTTAGTACCAGCAAAGGTTTTAAACCCATCGCTAGTAGCTTTTATAAACTTTTTGCCCTTTGAGGTTGTTTTAGGTAGTTTTTTACCAGCAAATTTAGTTGTTTTAACAGCACCTGCTTTAGCCATTGATCCTGCTTTACCAGCACCTTTTTTCATTGCCATTCCTGCTTTACTGAGTGCAGATCTCATTACATTTGCGTAAATCATTTCTTTTTACCTTTCTTTTTCATCTTCTTTTTATTCTTTTTAGGCGGTCTACCTTTAGTAGATCCGTATGTTCCTGGTCCGTATGGCATATTAGCCTCCTATTATTAACGATATTAAGATTAAAACCCCTATAGCTATTGCTATCTTTGTTTTCTTGGACTGTTTTGCCACCCACATTGCAATTCCAAATGCGTATTCTTTGATTATTTGCATACTATTCTCCTCTTAGGGGTACTTACCCCCTGCTTAAGACCTTTAGGGTCCTGTTTGGTTAAGTTTGAGCCTTTAAACACCAGTTCTATTGTTGGGTTAGGCTCTAGTTTGTGTCCACTCATGTGTGAATACATCTTTGCTTGGGATAGACCAAATGTATCCTCCCCAAATATTACGTTTCCTACCATTGGCATGTCTGTTCCTCCTATGATTAGTGTTAATACAAACCCCCCTATTATATGTACTAGTCTATGCTGTCTAGCATGACGCTGTACCCCCTTCTAAAACCCCTGCTTCTGCTTTGTGGGTTTGAATTTATGCTTTGATTCTAAAGTATAATTTGATTATTAGTTGCTGAGTTTACTCATGCATCTTAGCCTATATCATTGCTTCTGCTTCAGCTTGTAGTCTTATTACATGTGAGCTTGTATGTATTCTACTATGTGTAATATGACAATGTGTTGCGGTCAATCTATTCAATGTTCTATTCTCCCACCGCAAGATATCAGTATCACATCCTTGCATCTTCATGGTTATGCTGCACAAAGCAAATGCCCTATGCACTTGTGCAGGGCATTAATGCTTTGCGTAATCGCATAACTAAGTATTAACGAAAGGATTATATTATGTTTAATTATCTTATAGCTGTAGGTCTTGGATCTATCATCTGTACTATCTTAATAATGTATATGTATGTTGAGATAGTATGGAAGGTCATGCAAGATAAGGGTTATGTCGTTGAGAACGAAACGAGAACGAGCATAAAAAAAAAGTACATGATGATAAGAAAGTTCTTGTAAATCATGTATTTATTAATTAAGGTTAATACTATAACTATCACATTGAAAGGAATAAAATTATGATAGACTACAATGAAAAAATAACTTCAATACTTGAATCACATGAGGTTGAAGAACTAACCTTTACTATACAAGCTGTAGCTGAAGCTAACAGAATTGGTAAAGCTAACATTAAAACATTTGCTCTAAGAAATAGAGTTGCTGGTTTAATACATGAGAAGATCAATGTTCTTGTTTCTATTGATCAAGCTAAATCTAAAGCTGATTATTATCTACAAGATCAGAAAGCTCAAGGATTACATGATCAATATGGCATTGATGGTATCAATCCAAATGACGAAATAACTTCTAATAGAGATACATTGAATAATATATCTGTAAGAATGTTAGATGATATTATTGGATCTGTTAATGTATTCTTTGAGACCTATCAGGTATCAATCGCAGAATGTTTAACTTGGACTTCATCTGGTCAATTAGGTCGTAATGGATTAGCTGTATTAAATCAATGTCAAGATATTGAATACAGTAATATTATGGCTCACACTGATATGGTTAAGGTACATAATAGCATAATCCAACAATTATCTTATAAAAAGCAGGGATTAGCTGAGAAGTTAAAAACTGCTACGCAACCTGTTAAACAGTATGATGCTTTTGAGAAAGCAATGTATAACGAGTTGCAACAAACTAAGGATCAATTAGCTAAATTGGAAACAAAACAATTTCAAAAACCAATTACTAAATAATTCCTTTTAATAGCTACAGTTGGCATTGCGTCAGCTGTAGCTTTAAATCTTATATAAAGAACAAAGAAAGAACACCAAAAAAAATCGGCTCCGCTTCGCTCCGCATTGAGGAATGCCTTCGGCATTCATGAGAGCTTTAGCAAAGCTGCATTGCCTCCGCTATGTGGGGGCTGCGTCAACCCAGCTTTGTTCCATAGAGAGGAGAGAGAATGGAAGATTATATAGCAATGGCTATAATAGCTGTAGGTGTGGGTATATTACTCACTACTATTCTAATACTAACTAACTTATAGAAAGGAGAACAATATGTGGAGATTACTTCGTGGTGTAAGCTCGTTCTTGCTAATCGACAGATTAACCAAAAGAGTGAAAGAGATTGCAGAAGTTGAACCAAGTTTAGATGAGGCTCTAGAAAGATATAATAAAGCTCATAGAACAATGGTTGAGATGGAAGCTGTCATACAAGCTAAACATAACAAACTACAACGTATTATTAATCAACGGAAAGGAGTCTAATATGGACACCAGTAAACAAGCTAACCAATATGTTAAAGGTCATATCCAAAACATATGGGAACGTAATGAGGCAACAGGAGAACCTGTAGTACCTTATAAGAAAATAGGAGAACAGTTTAAGATTGTACAAACTATAAATCTTGAAGCTCCTAGACCTGGTCAAGCGATTACTATCGAGGGACTAACTGGTTTAATTGCTAATCCTAACATAGATGTATCTATGGTAGAAGCACCTAAACCTAAACAATAAGAGTACAGGGGGGGATAGCAGACATAATCCTCGGCTTTAACTCCCCCCCAACTCATGAAAGGAATAAAACATGAGAATAAGAGATCTGTTAGAAATACAATCTATTGTAGATAAACGAGCTATACCTTGTGATATTGCCGAACTAGATATATCATATTATTCGGAGAGTAAGGAACAAGATATAAAAATATTAGATATGCATCTGGTACATTTTATTAGAGTGTACTTAAATAATCTTGAGAGATTCTCACCGCAGCATCTAGAGATAGATGGTATTTTATATAAACAAGTGGAGAAAGATTATGGAACTAACACAGATAACTAAAATTATTGACAAGGTTCACGATGGTGAAATGTCAAAAGAACAAGCATTCAATAAGATAGAACAAGTTGTTACTAAATATTGGAAAGAGCTAGATACCGCTACTACTGGTAATGAAGTAAATGATATCGAACAAGAAATATTTTATCTATTTGATCTAAAGAATGGCATCTTAGCTGGACAAGCAGATGGTGATGAAACTCAAGTAGATGAAGATATAGAGAAACTATGTAAACAGATTAACACAACTTATGAAACTATGGAGGAAAAACATAATGGACAAGAGCCTTACGACTATTCACAAAACAACTGATTACGACAAGTTTAATCTAAAGTTTGGTAATAGACCTATAGATAATGCACATGTCAAAAAGATCATGAGATCAATGACAGAAGAATTTATCAATGTACCTATCGCTGTCAATAAAAGATACGAGATTGTAGATGGTCAACATAGATTTACTGCAGCTAAAGCTTTAGGATTACCTATATTCTACAGATTTGCTACAGAGAATTTACTCTCAATTCGTAGGATGAATCAAAATACTAAGAACTGGACTATCAATGATTTCTTAGCGTCTTATGTAGCTATAGAGAGTAGAGAACCTGGTAATATTGGACCATATACACAGTTTAAATGGTTCAAGGAAGCTACTAACTTTCCTAATGCTATCTGTTTAATGATGTTAACAGACAACAGAGGCGCAAGAACTGATAAGTTTAAAGATGGTGATTTTAGTATACCATCTGGACAGTTTGAGGTAGCTAAAAAACAAGCTAAAATGATAAACGAATGTGGTCAGTATTATGATGGATATCATAGACGATCATTTATTGTTGCTCTTTTGTTCTTATTTAAAGATGCAGAATTTAGTTTCAAACAGTTTATCAAAAAATTATCTATGAACCGCAACAAACTATATCATTGCACTAGTACACAAGATTATCTCGATACAATAGAGAGATTATATAACTGGGGTAATAAAGATAAAGTTAAATTTAGGAGGCACAATGACTAACCAATATAACGTAACTATAATACCACCTACAGGTGCAATAACAAAACATATAGTTGAGGGCGAAGATGGTCCTAACTTTGCTGATATGTATAAATTACTAGGCTGTAATATGATAGAAATTACAGGTGCTAGAGTAAATGGTACCAACTATGATATGTATATTGACGAAGAAGGTCGATTAAAAACAAACGATGAGAATCCTGCTGCATCCCAATACTTCATTAACTGGCTAAGTAATGAGGGGAGAGTAGCTAGAATAGCTAATGTAGTAGGGACTGCAGCTCTCGTGGATCCTAATCCGATTGGAGTAGAACATGATAAAAGTAAAGAGTCTATATAAAATAATCGACAATAACGTAATTGATGATGATGCCGAAATAGTTTTCACTAGTGTACGCACTGGTATCAACTATGCAGGTTATGAAATGTGGCAAGACGAAGATCATCTTGGTCGACCTACTATCCATATATCTATTGCAACAGAGGGTGATTCTGATCATGAAAGAATTGAAGCTGACAGAATGCAAGAACCTTACAAAGATTGTATCAGATGTGATGGTTCAGGTACCATATGGGTAAAACCAGATGTTGGATCTACAGAAGAAGAAGAATACGACTGTCCAATATGTGATAACAAAGGACAAGTATCCAAGATGGATGAGATACTTCATGCAGATAAACTTACAGTTATAACATTTGAAGATGACACCAAAGAAAATATACCTGATTTAATTATTGATGAAGAAGGTACGGTATATGATGAGGACACCAAATGAAATATATAATTATATTAATATTAGCTGCATCAGTTGGTTATAATGCTTATTTAAATAAAAAGCATATAACAAATGAGTGGTGCAGTTCAGAAATAGATATACTAAGAACGCAAGTATTTGACTTGTGGAGTGAACAGTTTCCTAACGGAAATGTGCAGTAGGTTTCCTTTCGTTCTTGTAATCATAAGCCTACTGCATAAGGAGTAAAATATGGATAAAGACAAATTATACACAATAAATGCAGTCTGCGATTACATAACAGAACCAGCCTGGACTGTGAGAATGTGGACTCAGTTATATAATATACCGATAATACAAAAGACTCGTAAAGGTCGTAAGTATTGGAGATACGAACATATGGAGCAGTTGCTTCAAATAAAGAAATTGTTTCGAGAACTTCATGTGAGACATGAGGGTATTAAAAATATCTTGAACAATATGAAGAAAATAGAAGAACTTAAACAACAACAAGGAGTAGAATATGAGCAAAATGTCAGAGAGTCAAAGACAGTACTTCCTGGACAGAGTACAAGACCAGGTATACAACGCCAAAAGAATCTTAGAACTCAAGGAATCACGCAACAAACAGAAGATGGTAGACAAAATGTATCCGAAATATCTGAAACAGATAGGAATACAGAGTCTACTTAATGAATATGCTAAAGTAGAACTTGCTTACGTTAAAAAGAAAGAAGAACTTTTTAAAGTAGTTGAAAGATTATGCGAAGCAGAAGATGTCAGTCATTATCGTATTGATTCTTATAAAGAAGTAATTGATAAACTAAAACAATTATGTGCTTTAACAGTTGATAGAGAGTATAAAAATACTGATGATGGTAAAGAGCTACTTGCTCTTGATACAGCACATCAAGCTGTTAAAGATATGATTTGGTCTGCAGGTAGTCAAACAGAAGTATTGATGACGCAGATTTCAAGTGTTCTTAAAAGTAAAGTTGGTATTAACTTAGGTTATAATCAGATACAACTTGAACATAAAGAATAGTATTCAGACGTACTGACGAGTACAAGTACAAGTCTGATAGAGATGACCAGTAAATGCCTTCTTAGTCCAACTAAGGAACATCTGTGGTAAGACACAGCAGGTCTAGTGGCTTTGGCATACCCACATCTCGCTAAAATATTCCTCATGGGATAGAGAGCCGAAGTCGAGTCGAGTTCGCTACTTGGTGACGATAGGCTCTCGCTAAAATATTTGAGTACCAACGCCAAACTGTTTGGTGAGTGAGTGAAAAACTAGGAGACCTCGTTTGAATTACGTAATACACAACGAGTAGTTAGCCTGTCACTGCGGCTTACAGCTAATCATGCGGTCGTACTCAATAGGTAGAGAGTATAAGAGCAGAGTCGACTGAATCCAGTTAAAATAGTTGCTACTGGTTATGCTCTCTACTGCTTAATGAAAGGAAATATATGATAATATTTATATGTGGTGTTGTCGTTGGCTGGATAATAGCCAGAGGCTACACTAAATTAAAGTCAGATATTGGTTTAGCATCTAATGATGTCAAATCAGTTCTTGATAGATTTAGTAAGAAAGACGAGTAATTGAGGGTTATCCATAAATAGCGTCTGTTGCAGTAGATTAGTAGTGTTAAGCACTACTCTTTCTTCTGCTACATCATTAGCTAAAGCCATACCTTCATTTGTCTCTCCAAGAGTTTTGAAAATACAGTGCATGATTTCATGCAGTATAGTATTTGCTTCTTCTTGGGCAGTTAGACCTGGTTGAATTTCTATTTTGTTTTCACGATCTAAGTATTGACCAAAACAATCAGTCATATTATCTCGTTTAAATTCAGGTGTAGCATAATCTATAGTAATAATACGATAGCCTATGCGTATATCTAGTGGCAATTTCATGTAGACACACCTATTCTAGTGTAATTAAAATTAGTAATTGAGTTGGAACTCATTTGCAAGTTATTTTCCATAATAATTGAGAATAAATAATCGGTTCTAAACAGTAGTTTAACCAGAATTTACGTTCATTGCCATATTGTTGATGCAATTCCATATGGTGAAACATACATAATGGTACTGTATAGGAGTCACAAACCTTTAATCCCATACCGTTTGATTGAGCATAAGTAATATGATGTGCATGTATGTCATAATTAGTTTTACAAACACAGCAAGGCTGTTCTCGTACTAACATCAGATGCTTTGGTGAACGGTGTCTAGTAGGTATACTAGGATCAAAGAGTGATTTGTCTATACGTTTACGTTTAGCCACGAATAGTATTACCTTTATTGGCAAGTCCAAAATGGAACGCAGCTTCACCAAGAGCTTCTCTAAGTCTATGTCCACCATAGTATTTAGAAAAGTTCAGTTTTTGATTGATTTCACCTATACTGTATCCCTCGCCACATACTAGATTTAGTATTGTAGCAGATACAGTACCTACTGCATTTGCACATCTAGCTAATTCTTCCATGGCTTCAAGTTTATGATCTGCTATGGAACCGGATTTACCACCATCTATCTTATCAGATAGCGGTGAAACTCTGGTACCTAGCAATGATCTTTCATATAACTTACGATATTTGATACCAGCAGAGTACTGAGTACCTGTGATTAAATTGCGATTACGAAGGGTGTCTAAAGAGCATTCACGAAGATTCATAACCATTACGTAGCTACCTTGCTTTAGTACTGGTTGTATGTCTCTCTTGTCCTCTTTCTCCACTCAAATAATATGAATGATTTGTTGTATTTATGCAATGAATATGATTAATTAGGAGTAAGTAATGAAACCAAACAAACCGATCCTGTCAGACGATTATCGTCATAGCGCTTCACGTGGTAATGATTATATATCAAATCCCTCGTTGTGGTTAATGCGTAATTACTTCAGAGAGGAATCAGAAATGAACTATAGTATGGCTATGGGTATTGCATCAGAAGTTGCTGCCCATGCAGGTATTACTATGTCCGATTGTAATGTTAGTGATTTAGCTGTTATCCAGTTTAAAACTGTTGCAGAAGAAGCACTAAAGAAAGATGAAGATTGGACCCATAATGGTGTAATACCTAAACAAATGGATAAAGTAAGCGGTATAGCTGAGAACTTTGTATCTATTTTAAAGACCATAGACAAAGAGTTAGTGCATTATAATAAAAAATATATTGTAGAGCATGAAACTCTTAAACATAAGATTAGTTATGTTCCTGATTTTGAGTATGAAGATTTAATTATTGACACTAAAGCAACCCAGGCGTTTCCAACTGATCCGTTTAAAACAAAAATGAATCATATAAGACAAGTGTCTTTGTATGGTGTTTTAAGTGGTAAAGATGTTGCTCTACTTTATGCTACTGATAAAAAGTGTGCCTTATTTGGTATACCTGATCAAGTAGTAAAGAGAGAGGGTGAATTCATGCTTCAAGCATTTGAGAAAATAGAGAAGAATAATGATTTATTTAAAGATGCAAAAGAGTTTATGAAATATAACATCTTAAATACGGAAGGATACCAGTGGGATGAAAACACTAGGCAACGAGCTAATAGGTATTGGGCTAAAGCTTAAAGGAGGTAATAACATGGCTTACCAAGCACAACTAAAGAAAGACGCAAGAGATTATTCAGAAGGCGATCAAGTCAAATTCTGGATTCCTGCAAAACTCAGTGGCAACGATATTGTTGTATACTGGAATGCTAAATTACTATCAGACGGTTCTGATCCAACAAACACTTTGAAAGAAGGTTCTTGGATTGAATTCGATGGTTATAGTAAGAATGGCAAATCATACACAGCTAAACAACTAAAGGTTGTAGATGATCTAGAAGCACTAGCAGATGACAATCTAGACGAAGATACATCATCACCTATAACGAAAACTATTACTAAATCACTTAACGACCAAATACGATCAGGTGATATGGTACGAGTAAGAGCAGTTAATGATGCTATGCTAGATAAAGATATGCCTTGGCTAGAAAAACTAGCTTATGTAAAAGGAGCTGTTAATCTTTATTCAGCTAGTACAATGGATGATTCAGAAGTGAGTGCAGAATATGACGATAAAGGACAAAGAATCCCTTTCTGATGATCTTATAAACGAGTTAGACTCACAGTTTTTTGATTCATATCATGAAAATGTGTGTGAAGTGGCTGTCGAGAACTTCCGCAGAGATGGTCAGATAGCCACTATACTCGTTGGTCATAGTCAAGGAGAAGCTTCTTTTACAAGACTCTTAGAAGATGAGTTTTTAAAAGAGGCACCAGAACTAATTGAAATACTTAAAGAGAAATTAGTATCTACATACAGTTTTGTAAGTGAGGGTAAGATAAGAAAATATCAACGTAAAACTAAGTTAGATTGTATTATGATATCTTCACATAACAAAGCTGGTGATTCTCGAACTACTATTTATGAGATAATAGATAGAGATGAACGTAAAGTAGAACTATTTGCAACAGGAGAGGTGCAAGACAACTTATGGAATTATCTACTAGAAAGCGAAAGCAGGACCATTCATTGAGTAAATTAGATATGATGGATGCTAAGATCAGACTCAATGATTATATAGCTAATGCTCCTAAAACATATTGGTGTGAAGGAGTAAGAATGAGAAAGTCTATTACAGAAAAGGTTGATGTGACTGTTAAGGCACATACAGCAGAAGCTGCTAAACAAAAGTTTAATCAATATTTTAGTAAAGACGGATGGAATGCTTTGTGTGAAACATGCATACGTAAACAATCATTCATCGAAAAACAAGGAGGAATAGTATGAGCTACAAACCTAATGCTTATAAAAGAGTGGAAGAAGATATTAAATTTGCATCTAATTCTACATTGGATGAAGAAGCTGCAGAAAAAGCATATAACTTTATGATTCATAATTTAGATACTAAAGCTAAATATGAAGAAGAAGCTATGTTGCTTGACTTATATTCTAAACCTTTAATTGCTATGTTATCTATAAAATCTGATGCAACTAGTGATGCAGCTAGAACAAAAGATGCACAAGCTAATGAAGAATTTTTAACTCATATTGAAAACTTAGCATTTGCTACTGCTAGATTTAGTAAATATAAAGATTTATATAAAATAGCAGATACTAGAATTCAAATGTGGAGAACTAAAGAAGCATCATCAAGAATATGAATCCTGAAGATGAATTTGGTTGGTAAAAATATTCCGTAAACTGTGACGTTGCATAGGATAGAGGGAGAATGAAAATACACCTCGGTGCATTTCTCCCTTGCTATTTAAATATAAAGTGGTGTGTGATTTGACTAATCTTCAACGAGTTTTAAGAGATGCAAAGAGTTCTGGGTTGTTTGCCAACTAATGCTATCTTGATGCACACTGCTATAACGACAGGTGCAATTCCTTAGGCTCTCTTTATTTAATTATTTTATCACAATGTTTAACACCAGTTTGATCTACTGAAAATTCACATTGCTCTAGAGTGCATGTATATTGCACTTGATTGCCTGAGTTACGTTCAGCCAAACGCTTAGCTGAAAGACATGTACTTAAATTATCTTGGTGATACCAACCTTCAATAGTTTTGTTGCCACCATCATAAACATACAAACTAAGTATAATAACTGTTTCAATGATTCCCATTCTTTCGTTCCTCTAAATCAATAATACGATCTTCATGAAATTGTATAATCATTTCATTTTTTAATATTAGTGGTATCTCAGCTTCCATTTGCTCTTTAAGTTTTTCTGTACTCTCAGCAAGATATTCTACCAACATGTATAATTCCTGGACTTGTGGACTGACCATGTCGCCTTTGGGGACTCCATCAATAAAAGCATTTGCAGCATCTAAATCTTTTTCCATAAGCTGTAGTTGTGTTTCTATACTATTAAGTCGCTCAATGACTCCAAACCCGAACCAAGCACCCACAAGACAAGCGCCAATAATAGTGAGTAAATTACGAACTGGCATTGAGACTGAGGTGTTTTCATCTACGCTTATTCCTTTCATACTTCTTCTCCATACCTGGACTCACAAAAAAACTCAAAGCTTTTTAATGACTCACCATACTCAATTAGGTGTGGTGTTAGTAATTCCATTTTATGTTTTGAGATATACTCATGACATTCCCAAGTATCGTTAAATGTTTCAAGTTGAAATTCACGATGGAATTGTTCATCTATACCATGAAATGATAATACGATAGTGATAACAAACCACATTACTTTTTACCAAAGAATTTAGTTGCTCCTTTAATACCAAATGATGCAGATACAATTACACCTAATGTATACTTGTACCAATCAGGTGTCATAGCAAGAGCTGCAAAACCCCTTTCAACATATTCAACAGTAAAAGGAAGAAAGCACAAGAGTAGAGGAATGCTAAAAAGAATAGTAAGGTATTCGTCTTTCCATGACTCCTTGCTTCCTTTAATAGCTTCCACATCCCAGTCTATTTCTCCTTTAATTTGCTGTTTAACAATCTCTGTTTCAGCTTCAATTTTTACTAGTTTTTGTTTTGCTTTGGCTTTTTTAGTTTCAACATAACCGCCAATAGCATCACTAGCCACTCCTAAGAGAGGCTTGATTAACATTTGTAACATTTAAATATTCCTTATGATTGTAGATAGTTCAGTAGCTCTAGCAGGTGTTTGATTATGCCATCTGGAATCTAGCATTTCATCTGCAGCTACTTTAAAATTAGCTTCATTTAAAGCTTTTAGTGTTTTTTTAAACTTTGATACCCTTGGATACCCCATTTGAAATAACATTTCGATCAGAACACCATGTATTAGCTCGATTTGGCTCTGACTTAGAGCATGGGTATGCAAAGCAGGTATATGCTCTTGTATGAGCCTATTAGAGGCGTTAAAAGCGATTTCAAAGTCTTTATCAAATAATTCAGTTAAATAGTCCAAAGAGTACTTATTTCCTACTTGAATGTTATCTTTAGCCAAAACCATATGTCCCCAGCCAATAGTAGCTATACCAAGACTGTCGTTATACACGGTGTCTCGAAAACCTTCATGACCTTGAATACGTTTTTTAATTTCTGATACGTTCATTTAATTCTATATGGATCTGTATTTAAGTTAGGTATTTTATCAGGTTGATTACCTGCAAGAATATCTGCAATATTTTTATTTAAGTAATTAGAAACTGCTCCAATTATAGAATCTTTCCCTAGAGTGTCTGATACTTCTTTTAAGGAACATCCGTACTGTAAAAGTAAAGATGCTAGTTTACCTTCTGCTCGAACCTCTCTATCCAAAGTAGATTCATTAGGTTTCAGCTTTACCCATATAGCTAATGGGTTTACTCCTGTACTTGATACAGCATAATCTACTGATGTATTTACAGTTCTATTATCTACGATCATACGTAAATTAAAACACTGCAATCTATTTGGTACTTCAATTCTCACTAAGTTATTTACCATAATCCTCTAGCAGCATCTCAAGATAATGGATTGCTTTTTTAATATCAGCTTTTCCATTTTTCATGCGATGCCTTGTTACATACTTAATTACATTTCCCTCAATATAACCTAACTTGTTAGCTGTTATATATTTGGTTGGTTGTATTGCTAATTTAGAATAATGATCCCCATCTATTTGTTTGTCAAATGAACTCATGGAACCAGTTTATTCCATCTGCCTCCTTTATTCAATACCATAGGTAGTAATTTTGGTTGACTGTTTAATATTATTCCACAGCCAATAATTGGTCTATCTTTAAATATTTTGTCGTAAGCAAAAGCTAAAGCATCCTTATCTATAAGACATCCTACTTGCATAGCCCACAGCAATGACATTGGATTGCCCCAATAGGCAATAGAATATTTGGTATGAAAATGCCCTTGTACATAACAAGTTCCTTGTTTTTGTCCTACTGCTAATATATTTGCAGATTTACCATGATGGAATGATACGCTGTTACCATCAGGTAGCTTTAATGTAAGTTCCTCATGCCATTTCCATTTAGGTCCTACTTCTAATACTTCGTTATATCCTCGCATATAAGCTCTTGGGAGTCCTGCTTTAAATGATCTTCTATATGCCAGGCTACCATGATTACTATGAAGCAAGTCCATAGAGGGAAACATTGTTTCTAATTCTTTAATTACTTTTTTAGATTTTATAAGTTCATCACCAGCAGATGCTAAATCAGGATCTTGCCCATGCATGTTTAATCCGTGTTTATCGCATTCGTCACCTATGTTTACAATTTTATCAGGTGAATATTTTTTCTTAATGCCTTTTAAAAAGTCCAAAGCATCAGGATGATGATAAGGAATATGTAAATCACTTATGACCAATATTGATTTATGCATAAGTTATGTAAATCTTATTCGTTCTATTTTGTCAAATTAGGGTTCTGACTATCAAATAACACATTTGTAAAAATACTGTTGTACCAATAAACCATACAAAAGATTTGAGTTGACGCATATCTTTTTCAACATGAAATAAATGATTATCTTTTAAAGTA